TCCTAAGACTTGTAATATCTGCGCGTCTCCTGCGTAGAGCCTTTCTAAGTTTTGCGACAACAGAATATCATTCTGCTTTTCCATTTCTTTATTAATAGACGCTGATGTAGGCTTAAGTAACAATCCTAAACGACCATCCGCCATTAATTTAAACGCTTCTTTTAATTTTTCAGAATCCGTTCCGTATGCACGATACCTATTACCAATACCAAAATGTGAGTAGATTTTTCCGATCTTATCACCAGCGCGTGTGTGAGCATTCCGCATGTCGCTAGTACGAAGTGATGTTCTGTCATTTCTCTGCTGTAATACTGCGAAGGTTCCACCACTACTATAAATTCCGCGTTTAGGATTAACGATTCCTCCGCCAGTTCCTCCGATGGCAGGATCAATACCGCTTCGTTCTTTAGCATAAGATACCGTAAGATTCTCTGAATTAATATCAATAGCGAACTGGTTAGCAGTATCTAATCTTTCGATCTCATCCTTATCAGCAGGAATCATAATTCCTGGATAGAACGTAAGAATTGAGCGCAGCTTGGAGTTTTTGTTAATTCTAAATGCAGTAGTGTTATTAAGAGTACCAGCATCAGTTCTTTGATTATGATGTGTTGATACTTCATCCTGATAACCTTTTAACATCTCCGCTAGACCATAACCTAAATATTGATCATCGTCGTAAGCAAATTTAGCATCTTCATAGATGCACATGTTATCAGGATAGTAATTATAAAAGGCTACCAAATTAGTATTGCTGAGTAAATGCGTATGCGCTACGAGTGAAAATTTCTGTCCATTATGCCAATAATTAAACCACACCTCTAAAATATCGTATTGTGCACCACAGTTATTCTCAGCAAATCCTTCTTGGATTCCTTGCGTCTGTTCAATATATTGCTGTACCTCATCCGCACCATTTCTATCTGGTTGATTGATAATCTTATCAACCTTCGCCTGTGGATACAATCCTAACTCAGCGCGCTCTAATAGCTGATATTTGGATAGAGGACAAATCTCAAATTTAAACGGGGAATCTGCTAATCTGGAATAATTAAGATCACTTACCCATCTATTAAGCGGCACGTTCTCAGGACGTGGGCCATCGTATCTAGTAAAGTCCTTAAACGCAGGTTTATATCCCGGTGCGTCTATGCCTTCCATATCAATAATCTGCCGTTCTATTGTATACTGATACGGTATCTTAATAACCCCAGTACCATTACGACAAGAACCAGACCACCAACTTTGCTCGATTCTATACATATCAAGAGCATCAGAATCAAGAGCAGAGTCACCCATAAAACCTTCTACTAATGATTTCATCTCTTGAGAATCAGCAGCATCTTCTAACTCACCCAATAACTTTAATGTCCATAGCGGGTCTACCATGTAGATAGACATAACACGCGCTAGTATTGTATCGCACTGTGTAGCAATAAGCTGGATTACGTTATTAGCCGCATTGGGCCAAGGAGTATTCTTTGTTTCATTAATCGGTGTGCCTTTATAAAGTCTCGCGTATTTCTTAAGAGTATTCTTTCTAAAATTATCCGTCCGTGCAAGCCAATAGCGGCAATTATCTTCTACATGTTTCCACATAGCAGCATTGCCGTCAATACCGAATTGGACTCTTACGATTCTTTGTTTAGGCATCTGTATTCTTCTTCTGGCTTTTAAAATATAAAGCCGCTGGTACTAATACGCCAACTACAAATTCATGTAACCATCTAGGAGTTTTCTGAAACTCTAAATAAATATAGTTTTTAAACGGCTGCGAAGTGGCCCACAAGATGCAGGCCACTCCCCATACTGATGTAATAGTATGTGACGAAATATTATGATTCTCTAGCCACTTTTTAATAATATTCATATTATGCGTGGAGTCCGGGATTAACAGGAGCGGATGTGTCAGCAGCACTTACAATAGTATCAGCCACAACTGCTGCATTAGCGATTGCTGTTGCCTTCTGGTAAGTACCAGTTGCTTTGGCAATATTAACAGCCTGGTCAATAGCAACACTGGCTACTGCATCGGCAGCCGCAGCTAGAGCTTGATTTTGTGGATTACCAGCAAGTACTCCTGTTGCTGCATTTACTGCAATTTGTAATGTATCCTGAGCCATTTGTTTCTTAGAAGCACCTGCTACTTGATCCCCGTGAATTGTTTGAATCGCGTTAACAACCGCTGGTGTTAGTCCTAGAATCATCTGTACAATAGTAAGCCACATACTCTGCCATCTCCTATTTAATAAACTTGTCGATCAATTTAATACATACCGCCGTAACAACACCCGCTACTACACTCCATCTCGCGTTTGATAGTCTAAGGTTTGTTATTGTTTTGCTCATCATCTTAATAGCTTCAACATTCTCCTTATGACGTTCATTGTTTAGCCGCTCTAGATTAAGAAGATTAGCTTCCAATGTTGCTACTCGTTCAGCCATTGTAGGTGACACTTTCTCTTCTCCCTAATAGCCAAGGCTCGTATTTTTAGTACGACGTTCGTACTCAGCCAGACCTGCTAGAACATCATCTTTAATCTCATCTTCGTCTTGTTCAAAGTTCCAGACTTGCGGCCCGTAACCTAGAGTATCTAGCACGTCTCTTAACTGACCATTAGGATAGGATTCAATTTCTTCCATAAATTCTGATTGGCCCGCGATATTAACCCAGAGTTCGTGTCGCTCTATTATAGGCACTAAGCCTTCAATTCTCATCTTTTTAGCATTTGCTGTTCGTGGCGTTTGTAACTCTTTAATTACTAATTGCTTCATCCAAGGATCATCTGATATTGATATTGCGTAGTCGAGATGATACTTTAAGTATTTTTGTGCTGCAATTGTTTCTAACCAGACTTCGTTTAGTTTCCAGGCTTTTGCTGTTTGGAATATTTCATTAATAAATATCCCAATACTAGTAGCCTTTGCCCAAACACTTAATAAATAAACCCGTCTTGGATTGTCCATTACTCCAGTAACAGTAATCGCATGTCTACAACGACCCTTGTTCTCGCTATGATTCGGGTCTACAATCATATAACGCCTTAGTGTTCGTGGCATTATATCTTTTACTACCGCGCCCTCTGCTACTCTGTGCCTTATTGCGATTCGTTTCTTCTTATGAGTAATTACTTCATCAGAGTTAGCCGGCACGAATTCATAATACATTAAGTCTTTTTTATTGATCTTAACTTCATTCGGATTGATCGGAGTATTTAAAAACTGGCAACTAAAAAAATACGATCCAAGTCTTCTTTTATATTGTTCTAGCTTTTCTAAACTAAATCCCTCTGGAAATATTGGTGTTCCATACGGATGTAATTTACAACATCCCCCTAGCGCGCTGTGAGTAGTGAAACTAAAATAAGGTTCATTGTGTCTTATCCAACTATTTAAATCATTATACGCCCATCTATTACCAACAACCAATTCCTCATTTTGCCTTCCACCATCACTCACATCCGAATCAAAAGCACCAACGAGTAATTTATGATAATCAATAGTATCATTCATTACTATTTCTGATTTAAGCGCTTCTTTACCAACTAAGTCGTCTTCAATACTACCATCATAATGTCGTGACTGTAATGCGCCACCTACTCCTATAAAATCATAAGTCCCTTCGCCATGTATCATTCCCTCTGAAGTTCTCTTATGATGCATTGATTCATTATTCCAAGTTCCACCAGTATCAGGAATAATGTCATTGAATACATAGCGAAAAATATCATTCGACTCATAATGCGATGATATTTTTACACCTAACTTAATAGCGTTCTTAATAACTTCTGAAATAAGCAACCATCTATAATCTTGTCTATGCGCTCGTTTCATCCAAAGAATAAATTCTTCTTGCGCGTAATACCCACCGAAACTTCTAAATAACTCCTCATCTCTAAAACCAAATGGCAATGTTCGCCACATTGCGAAGCATTCGGAATAGATAGTAGATTTAAAATGATCTCTAGGAATTTCAATTACATCCTGAATCCCATCTTTCTCTACTGTCTTGCACATTAAATAATGCAAGTTCTTAGATATATCGGGATTTTTCTGGAGCTTTCTTTTTCTTAAAATAGAAACTGCAAAATAATAAAGAGAACCAAATGAATTAAGCCTGTGAACAGCTTTCTGAGTTTTCTGATCGTATTTATCGTTCCACGGTATTAACGGAAACGTTGCTGTAATACTTCTCGGACTGTACTTATCACTCTGCGCCTTGGCTAATCTCTCGGCCTCTTCGTCAGACATTATACTCTTAAGATCATCAATAGTATAAGCCATTACTGCACCGGAAGTTTAGACGCATCAATCTTTTCAAGTGTGTCTTCGTTAACAAACTCCTTCATCATCAACACCGCTTTATCAGAATCAATTGCACCTTTGGTGAATTCTTCTGTGATGTCAATATTCTCTTGTTGTATTTGAGGGGGGCTGTTACGAAGCATGTCTAAGATAGAATTACTGATTTGATTAACTTCAGACATATCAGGAGTCTTCTCCACCTTAATAGAAGTCCTGCTGACGATAGCATGATCGCCCTGCCGCTGAAGAATATCTTGGCTAGCTTTAAGAGCAATTGCTTGATTATTCGACATAGCAAGTTCGCGCAGTTTCATTAGTGCCATCGGCACCATTTCACCAAGAGCTTGCTTTTGATATTCCAAATCCTGTTCAATTTCAACATTATTATGAGCAATAACACCTGTTTGCATCTGTATTATTCTATTCTTAAACTCGGGTGTCTGCTTCAAATAAACAAGAGTCTGAACATGAATCCCCATCATACTAGCAATTTCAATATTACCAAACCCCTTTATAGTAAGACGCGCAGCCTGCTCAACGCGCACGTATCTTCGTACCTGCCGTCCATTTATCAGCGCGCTCGGTTTATTTGGTGCTGCACTCATTTATAAACCCTCATCTTCCATAGGCCGCCACGGCATCTTAATAGTACTTGTGCCATATATAGGATTAATATTATCCTTAACAATATCATCAACACTTGGCGCAATGCCTTCGGCGGTCGGATAATACTTATCTCGATACTGTCGTAGTGCCTTAATAATAGCTGGCTCATTCATATTGATACACTCCTCCTGCTACTATCCTGCGCAGGCTATCGCCTATTGAAGAAGAGTGTATCTATATATAGTGTCTCGCGCAATCCTAGCAAACACGGCGCAGACGGGGGTTTCGGGCGCGGGGCGCGGGGTATCTTTTACAATATAATAGTAATAGTCTTTCTCTCCGCGCTCATAATTACAACTATAATAGTAATCGTAATCATGGTAATAATAGTAAAAAGTTATTATTATCGAAGTGTTCTAATTTTTGAAAAATTTATTCTGGATCATCCTCGCCGATGAGTTACAAAAATAATTTTTATGGGTGGAGGGTCGGATTTACTAATAAAAGCATTCCTACCTGTATAGACAACTAGACTGTAGTACAGCGAATTAGTATAGACAACTATACTAAAAATAAATGTGTTGAGATGTTACGATTCGGGAGTACTATGTACCTAGTTCGGTTGTGCGTCCTACCTGTTCACCTGACGGTAGACGTTAGCAGTAAGGGAAAGATTACCTAGTTCTGAGAACCTGAGTAGACGGGACAGGCTAGGGAAGGATGCTCTTACTACTAACTGACGAAATGAAGCTAAGGGATACGGGCTGATCACCGTAGAACTAACATTTACAACCGATACTCTTTACTGTCTGTATTGCTGAGTAGTCACTTAGAAGTGACTAGTTGGCAGTACAGAATAACGTTCGATGAGAACTAGTCGAACCTAACAAGGAGTATTCATTATGGCTAACATTACTATCACACTGTCTTCGTCTGCTACGCTTGCCGCTAACACACTGTGCATCGCACAGAAGCGTAACAAGCGTGAGAACGCTACTCAGATGCTCACTGAGGTGGTCAACAATTACATCTTTCGTGGTTATGAGGCTATTGCTGACGGCGTAGCTGAGCTTGAAGCGAAGCGGTATGACTCGATTGTCGAGTCCGGCTTTACCCCGACCTTGAACAAGGAAACTGGTAAGCCTGAGACTAAGGCTGAGTATGTTGCTCGTATGTCGAAGCGCACTAGCGATGTACTTGCTGGGCTAAAGCTCGAACTGAAGAAGTAGTTGTGTACTGCTTGAACAGACTAAGTAATTGCTGCTTTACTTAGTCTGTTATTGGAGTACATAACTATGAAGAAGAAAATTAGATTGGAGTTATCAGTCCCACTAGAACAAGATGAGAATTTCATCTCAGACTTAGGACAACGTATTACTGAGTACAAAAGCGAAGTAATCAAAGCGATTGACTCAGTACCATGTAACGCACGTCTAACTACAGAAGGAGCAAAGAGAACAGAGAACACAATAGCAGGGCGAAGTAAGGCACGCGAGAATACTATGCATGATCTTCTCGCTAACAACGATATGCTACGTAACCTGTATTTGTCAGGATTCTTCGACGAATAACAGCGCACACAAATTAGCCCAGCAATGGGCTATTTCAGTATTCGTTACGTTCACTCTCGAATACGTTCACTCTAATTATATTGAATTGTCATAATTAGAGCCTTGCTGTAAAAAACCTGCAACAGCCTCAACCTCGGTCGCAGGGGGGTGTATCTATATGATTCCATTGGGTATACACCCCAAAGGTACCTGCTACACTTTTGGAAGGGGTAGGCGTGTGGGTAGTATATAGAAAAAAAAAAAAAAATTAATAATAATAACTTCTTCTTATTATCAAAAATTTAAATTTAACAGAAAAGTTATTAATCAATACTTACCGAAGGCCATGCCGAAGGCACAGATGTGCTGGGGGTAGGAAAATGTGTGAGAGGTATGTACGGGGCGTAAAGCGCGTGGAATGTGATACATACGTACCCTCCGTACCATGCGCGAGAGCGTTGCGGCTTGACACACATAGCGCGGTGCGAGTAGAATTGGAATTATAACAAAAGGAGAATTGAAGAATGAAAAACTCGGTTAGTATCATGTACTTAGCAGATAGAGACGAAATGTGTTATGAATTTCTTGATTCCAATGACAAGAGAGTATTTATAATCGCGCTTCCTAGTCACATAATTGATATTGAGATGAATTTACACATTCTCAACTGGGTGCGGGATAATAGCTTGTCAATAACAATTGGCTGAAAGGGGACTACGAATGAAACAAAAAATCAAATATGACAGAATAAAAACAGTCCGCGTTATGCGTTATTTGTCAGACCAAATGATTAATAACGATGAGCTTTGGTCTTATTATTATTATTATGAAGGCTGGCAAGCAGTTTATAACGTTATTTACAACTGGGAGGTAATAAAATGAAAGACGTATTATGGAAACTGCTGGGTGAGATTCATAACGCAGCATGTGAAGCATACGAACGCAAGCGGTATGGTGTACATGAGAATTTAATGCGTAAGTACGAAGAAACGTTGAAATTGTATTACGCAGAAAAAGAATACAAATAACGCAGCGATAGCTGCATTGGCCCAAGTTGAGTAAGGCCGTGTGTTTATTTGTATTACTTGTATTACTTGTATTACTTAAATTCAGACTACGTACACTCTTGTGTAAATAATCTGAATCATGCTAATTAGGTATCTAACCATTGCTACAGAATGACTCATGCTTGGACGATAATTCGATTACTTATCAAATGTCCGCGTATCGCGAGACGCTAAACAGGCGAATTAATCGTATTCATGCGCGCAGAATTACTGTAGATATGTGATAGTGGGATGGTAATAGTTAGCATGATTGAGGTTATTTATAAAAAAAGGATTTAAATATGGCTCAGACAAAACAACAAACTGAGGATAAAATACGTACACTCTATGCTCAGTTGAATGAGCTGGAAGTACAATATGCGCGCGAAATGCTATCAGAAATTGATGGCAATACGCGCCATTTTAAACCCTCGCGCCAGACTAAGTACAAGATTAATATATTACAACGCAACATCAATCAAATCGCGCAGCGATGGAATAAAAAAGTAATGCTATCATCGCTGTGGCAAGCTGAATCGAAGAGATTGACGGAAAAGCTTGATATCATCAACGAACAGCTTTCTGATATTAATGATGATATATTAGAATTATCTCAGCGCATAGATATCGCTACTGCTGCGATGGATAAGGTTAGAATGCTTTTATTAATTAGTGAACATAGAAAACTAATTGATAAGAAAATTAAAATCCGTCAACAGCTTACGAAGACACGATTTGATATCATGAATCACAATGCTAAAAAACCGATTGTGGTTACTGAATTGTGTATTAATCTTGAAAACAAAGGAGAGAACAATGATACAAGCAACAGTGAAAGGGCTTAGAATTAAAGAATGTGTATTACGTGAGCCATCAAAAGCAAGACGTAATCATCCATCACAACCAAAAGGTACGAAAGTATATGTGATTCAACACTTGAAATCACGTAAGTTGTTTCATTTTTCTTATGTTGATCTTGAGTTTGCAAAATTTGTACTGGGCAATCTTAGAGCAGACCGGAATGATAATGCCACGCACGAATATAATTTCGACGCAATTAACGCCGATGCCACGTTAGTATGCTGTAACAAACTGGAGAAAACAAATGGGCTGGGCTAACAACGACAAAGAAACAGTCGAGCAAAGCAAAATCTCTTTAGTTCACCTGCGACAAGCGTTTTATACGTTAAAAACAACTGTCGCGCGTATTAATCACACAGAAAAACGTGAAGCAATTCAGGATTGTATTAAAATGGTACAATCCGAAATCGACACGATTCAAATGCATTTGGATAGATAATCAAGGAGAAAACAAAATGCAACTAACCGAAGTAACAAAAGAAGAGATACGAAAATTCATCCAATACATACAAACAGTACCACAACACAATAACCAAGAAGCAGATTTAATGTTTGATTTGTTAAATAATACATCAGATTTAGCGACAAATCAACTCAACGATTATCTCACGCATTTAGTACTACTGTCCAGAATAAGTAACAGAAACCCATTCTTTGAAATCTGGATTAGTGGATTACTCGCTGGAATTAAGATGGCTGAGGTTTATGATTCTAATAAAGAACTGGAGAAAATTCATGGCTGAACTTACGCAAATACTAAGTTCTGTGTATAATAACAAAGAAAGGAGGAATACTCTGATGGGATGGGATACAGTAATGCAAGCTGTTAGTGATCTCATGGCCGCTGGAGTTAGTGGCTATGATATTGCTAATGGTATTGTTCTTGCTGGCGCATTGGCACTTGCCGCTGCTGCTAGTGGTGTGATTTAAAACAAGTAAATGTGAGCATTTATATGCTCACTGGTGCTCTTAAGCTATTGAAAAGGCAGCCGCACAGTATAGGACTAACTGGATGAAACAGTCGGCAATAGTTATTGCTATAGGTACAATTACTAGTATTGTACTGTAGAGATTAAGAGCACCAGTGGTTGTATAAATTCACGAAGAAAGGATAAAATAATGAGCAATCAGAAGGTTAGTTTGCCGAAATTGGAGTTCACGGAAGAAGACCTAAGCGCACAGATCAGGAATGCTCAATATCACAATGGAAATTTAGCAAGTGAGTTATCGTGCCGCGAACGTCAACTTCTCGCAGCCCTTGAGCGTATTGCTGAGTTGGAGATGGAAGTAAAAGCAAGGGATGACGCCCGTACTGATGGAAAGATTGAAATGCTCGATTCTATTCGTGAGACTCTAAAAAATCGTGCTCTTGGAGTTAATACCGGTGGCGATACTGAAATAATGAAAAGTGTGGATAAGATTGTCAAATCTGCCCTAGCCGCAGAGAAGGCAATCGGTGATAAAGATGCCTAATTATTCAAGCGCGAAGAAAATAACAGTGGATTTCAAAGCAATCGCCGCAATGGTTAATTCACGACGTATCCGCGAAAAAATGGGACTTTATGAATTATCCACTCGCACTGGTTATCAAGTCAGCCATATTACTCGCTTGATGAAAGGTCAGCGAAGAATGTCGCTTGAATCATTGATGGTAATACTTAATGCTCTTGGTTATGGCTTATATCCAAGACGTATTGGAAAGAAAAAGGAGTAAAACCTATGTATGAATGCTTTTATTGTGGCGCTGAGTTTTATAAATCAGATAGTATTGCTGCTAATACCGAAGAGCAATACGCGACTACTTATTGTTCACGTAGATGCTGTGATTTAGATATAGAGTCCATGAAACAAGACGGCGAAAAGAGTGCTAAGGATTTTATTAGTAGTATGGACGCTGCTAAATTACAAAGCGAACAGAATACTGAAACAAAAACAGTTGGTGGCTTTACGTTGAAAATCAAAAAAGGAGAGTAATTATGTCGGAAATAAAGCCGTTTTATGTATCTTTAACTAAGGATTTGCTTGGATACTATTTAAAGATCGAAGCGGATTCTGAGGAAACTGTTAGATTGTATTTAGAAAGAGAATACGGCCAAGGTGGTAATAAACCGTTTATTAAGTGGGAACTTCCTTGGTGCTCGATTTATACTGCGGATCAAGTATTCAAAGAGTATAATCAACCAGTATCCATTATTGATGCCAAATGCGGAAAACTAACAAAGGAGCAATTTACAATATGAATGATTTCATTCAAGCAGCACATCATATTACCAACGACGGTGTGTGGTTCTTACTCGGCGCGGTATTACTAATGACCGCTGTCGGTGCAATCGGCGGATTATTGCATCGCTGCTATACTAACCGTATGCAAGATTGGAAAGACAGCCAGCTTAGACATAACTATCACACAATTCAACTGACAAAGCAGAAAGAAATTGAGAATTACGAAATTAACTAGGCCGTGTTATTAAATATAGCTGAGGAGCCTATTATGAAACTCTACATAGCAATAGATCAACATACTAATCAACCAATTAATCATCTCGGCGCGATTGGTAATTACACTCCCGCATGGGATAATCCAATTAGTGCGTTGGAATGGGCACAGTCTAAAATTCCGGCTGTGCTACAATATAATGTGGTCGAGTTCGAGTCAGACCACATTCCGGTGTGTGTACTAGTTGATAACGGTCTAGAGAATTGAAAAAATTCTCAGTCAAGGGCAAAAAATCTCTTGACTTCTGCCTCTCAAAGTGCGATACTATGCGAAGCAGAAGTGAGGAGATAATAAATAATATATAGCTATAGCATTTATTATCAAATCAACGGTGCGTAATACGAAATTACGCGAAAGAACATACGTATATTAATTACGTAGTAGCTTTTATCTAAAAGGAGATAAAACATGGGTACAGCAGTCGTAACAACGGACGTGAAGCAAACAACCAAGCCAGAAACAATCGCTTACGCTGTTATTCGTGAGCAGGTTAAAACCGGGACAGATGCCGAAGGCAATGATACTTTTAAGATCGAGTATAATGCGATTACTAATGAAAAGGAAATCGCAAAGGCTCGTGAGAAGGGTAATATTGAATTCGAGCAGACAATTTCGTATGACCTTGCTGTTACTCCAGAAGGCTTTAGTCAGGTAATCAAGGATGCTGATGAAAGCGTTCTGGTGTTTAATGCTGGTGTTAAATCCAGCCGCATCAATCCTCGGGTTAAGAAATTGCTTGAGGAGGTTGACGAGAATGGTAATATGGTATTTCAACCAGTAGAAGGAACTTATGATGTGCGGGAACTTCTTAATGAGCCTGC